GGGGGGGGGGGGGGGGGACAGGGTATGCAAGGGGGTGGAAAAGGGAGCAAGGGTGGGGGAGGGGGGTAAGCGAGAAGGGAGAAAGCTAGGGAGCGCTGGGAGGTTAGTCGGCAGCGCTCCCTAGTGGGGGTGCGGGTTATTCTATGTCGATGGTAGTACCGGAGGGCATGATCCAATTACGGATGACGTTGGCAGCAGTGGCAAGGGCAGCCCACTGGGCGGCGAGGAAGAGGGCGATGTCGGTATTGGGTGGGATAACGATATGGCCGGTGGCATACTCGAAAAGCCTGACGCCAAGGGCAACTACCCAGGATAGCCAGAGGCCACCTGGGATAACGAGGTTACCGAGGTGCCAGTCAGGCGCCTTCCCGAAGAAGCCCTTGAGGCCACCGGTGATACCGATAACTGCCAAGATAGGCACGAGCAACGTCTGCAAGGCATCGAGCCACGAAATGATATCCACGTCAGTCCTCCGTTGTATGTGACCCGCTCGAGGTGTACCCTGGCCCTACGCGGTTCAGGTCGAGTGCTTGAGCGGCGGGGCACCCGAATCTAGCGACGTCCTTTGTTTGGCCGAACTGCCAGAAGGCGTAGGTACTCCAAGCAGCGGGTAGGGTAGGGGCTACTTTTGCTGTCCACGAAGCGACCCACAGTTGGTAGTCCTTGGTCCAGGCGAGGCGGCCGAGGGGATTGAGGTAATTGGCCGAGCTGTAGATAATGGGTCTACGTCCACAGAGGCTTTCGATAGCAAGGAGGCAAGCATGGAGATGGGGAGGTGAGATCCCGAAGACTTCAACATCTAGGGCAGGGGGCAATTCACCTGAGTCATTCTTGAGTAGTCTAGCTAGCAAGGCCGCCTGCTTCTCTGCGCTCAGTGTCGGCGAGTAGAAGTGGTAGGCGCCCCGGCTCATCCTTACGGCTCTTGCGCCGCTCCAGTTTTCGGAGAAGCGGGGGTCGATGAAAGTCGTGCCTTCGCTGGCCTTGATGTAGCACCACTCCACAAACTGAGCTCTCATCTTCCCCCAGTTAATTAGCTGCTGATGGTGGCTCACGTCAACACCCAACCCCGAGGGTGGCAAGGGTGCGGGGGCTGGCTCTCCCGCAAGAGCGGCGTAGACCACATCCCACTTGTTGACTTCGCAGAAGAGGGCGGCGACCGTGGTGTCTATGGGTCTTTCCCAGCGTTGGCAGACGTATCTTCCCTTACTGCCAGAAATGGTAATCTCATTGGTTGTAGGGTGATAGGCGTCTCCTCTAGCTCTTGCGGCTTTCCATATAGAGGCTTTCTTGTTCAAGCCCACCCCTACCCGTCCGTGTTCTGCTTGGACTGCCGAGAGGACGAGTTTAGCATCAGCGTCGGTTCTCAGCACTGCATCGAGGCCAAGGTCAAGAACTGGGGGCGGGGGCGGGGGCGGGGGTGGATCTACTGGCGGGTCTGGTGGATCTTCTGGTATTGGAGAACTAGTCTCTTTCTGTTCCTTGATGAAGTCCTCGAACAGCACGCGATTTACACTATCATCGAACGAGAGCCACGCCTTATCCACGGTCCCGAATCCGTATGTCACGGCTCCTAGTACATAGGGGTCGTACTCCAGTTGCCTTGCGTAGATGCCCGCCTGCTTTGACCACGGACCAAGGCCGGGGAGTCTTGCCCACTCGGTATGTCTAAAGTCTCGCCATCCCTTACCTTGAGGGCCGGGGCGGGGCTGGATGTCATCTATGCCGGTCTCCGTGAAAGCCATTGACACGTTAGTCAGCTTCTCCATCTGGAGTACTCGCCAGAGCATCCGATAGCGTAATGTCCACCAGCCGTCAATCGTGGGACTCCAGATACCAGTTACCGAGTAGCCCTTGTACGCGTCCCTTGCATGGTCCCACTGGTTCAAGCCGTCAGGTGTTCGCCAGCCATAGGTGATGTAGGGGCTCGTGTACTCATGGGAACCCCAGATGTTGTCAGGCCCCGTAGCGTGTAGGAACTCGAACAATGGGCGCATCACATCGAATGCCTTGGACGACGTGAGAGCGTCCGTCATCCGGATCCGCCCGCCTCGGCCCTCCTTGTAGGGCAGTCGAATCGCACTGCGTTGGGCATCGCTCACCCGTCGCCCCGCCTTAGCGAGCGGCATCGAACCATCGTCGGTCTGTATCAGGTACCCTCCAGCATCGAACGCTCCGGTTGAGACCTGGCCCAGGCAGGCCCCCATTCCTGCATCATTCAGGGCCTTGCCGAGACCAATCTCCCACTGGACGAACGACGCCAGGCGGGATAGATCTGACAAGCCGAACTCGTTCCACCCTTCCATGAAATTTACGAGCCCTTTTAGCTCCTCGGCTCGCTTGACGGCCTTTGTCCGAAACGCCTTATAGCTTACCGCATCGGTTTGCTCACCCCAGAACATCCGATAGATCACTTTTGTCGCGGGGCTCACGGATTTGATCGCCTCGATTGTGTCGCGGCGCGGATCGTCCAGGAACTTCACAACGGTTGGCTGTGTGCGCTTGCAGTAGTCGATCACCATGTCATGCGCCAGGTGCGACTGGACATGCAGGCTGAGCTTTGTTCCCATCACCTATTTTTCCTTCCGCTCTTGACCCACTTCTGTCCACAGATCGACTGCCTCGAATAGCCTCATGAGAGCGGCTACGTAGTCGTCGTGCTGGTTCTCGTCGAGGCAGTAGCGAGCATACCGCTCTCTGGCAATACACGCCTTGACGATGATATTGGAGGCAAGCCATGCATCAGTCATCACCACATCGTTAGTCACCCCACGCCCTCCTTGCAACCTCCACCATCTCCTCGTATCCCGTGGGCACTGCGTCATCTTCGATGGAATCCTCGAACCACTGCTGTTGCACATCCGCCTGCGGGTTGAATGTCCATTGCACGCCGCCCATATCTACGCCATCCACGAACAATCGTCTTTGTCCTTTCACTTTCCCTCCTCCACTCTAGATCCACACGGAACGGCTGTCACTGCGTCGTCATCCATTCATCATAGGCGTCTGCCCAATCGTCTATCTCGGCAGGCCAAGCTGTCCCAGGATCACTCGCTTCCCTTCGTAGTGCGCGGCACGCCGCCTCGAATGCAAAACCCTGCCCCCACGTTCTCTGCATGATGATGTTCGCCAGATCATCTAGCGCCACCCGCATCTCGAAAACACTTGCGCTCGAGATAGGGTTCTCACCATAGACTATTCCTCCCCAAATAACACGTACCCGCGCCAGTGCTAGCAACACCTGGTTGTCTCGCGGGGAAGATTTCGCCACAGCAACCTGTCCGTCCCCCACTCAATCCTCCTTGCAGTCGTATACCCAGACCGGCATCAGTACCGGTGCACCGTCGAACACCAACATTGTCCTTCGCACAAGGAGACATCCAGGCGGAGGTGTCCTTGTGGGAGGGACAATTGGTGGGGTGGCAGTCGCAGGGGCAGGATAGCCCACTGGCGTCCTGGTCTGCGTTGATAGGGCCGGCGTTTGCATCCGCGTTGGTGACGGCCCCGCAGTGGGGGAAGGCGCGGAAACTGCACGCCCCGCGTGGACGATGCCCACCTCCCCCTTGGCATTACTGAGAGTGCCTGCTGTCTTGGCCAACACGTCAGGCACGAATGAGGCTGGTACACCGACACTCCTCACCAATGCCACCACGCCACTCACTACCGGAGCCGCCATACTCGTGCCACTCCACGCCTCCAGTCCCCCACCGGGAACCGTTGACGCTATGCTCTCGCCGGGAGCCGCGATCTGAAGCCGCTCCCCACAATTGCCAAAGCTGGACCAGGCCGCGCGTGCTCCGCCCACTCCCGTTGCCGTCACGTTTATGACGCCAGGGTAACAGGCTGGATAGTCCGGCGCGGCGCTCCCGTTATTGCCCCTGGCCACCACAACTGTGATTCCCTTGCCAAGCGCGTAGTTCACCGCGTCCTGCACGACTTGCGATGCACCAGGGCTGCCGAGGCTCATGTTGATGGCGACCGGAGCTTGATCTGCTGCCCAGACTATCCCCATCGCTACATCGGACCACAAGCCGCCCCCCTGGTCAGTCAGCACCTTGACCGGAATCACCTTGGCTTCCGGCGACACACCTAACACTCGCCCCACTGCCGCTACGATCCCCGCAACGTGCGTGCCGTGCCCGTGCCCATCGCAGTTAGAGCCGGGACCGCAGGGTGTTGAGCTGGTGAAGTTCTTGCCCGCCTTGCAGATCCCCGCCAAATCGGGGTGGGCGCAGTCCGTCCCCGTGTCTACCACGGCAACTGTCTGCCCCTTGCCCTTCGTTCTCGTCCACGCCCCAACCGCATCAATAGCCGCAAGGTGCCATTGTGCCACGAGGGGGTCAACCGAAGCCAGTAAAGTGTATGCCACCGGCTCAATCAGACGCATCTCTCCGTCTGTCTCGGTGTATCGCACCCCCTCAGCGCGAGAGAAGACCCGTACCTGAGCAGTCTCTTCTACCACCACGGCGTTCAGAGCTGGAATGTGCTCCACTACCGTCAGGCCCGCCGGTATCCCTACCTCGGAGTCGTAGCCGATGATGCACCGCTCACCCACCGCACAGCGTGGGGCCATCGACCCCGTGGCCAACGAGTAGATAACCAGAAGCGGGACGCCTATTGCCGCTGTCAGCGCTAGTCGTTGCTGTTGATCCTTGTTCAATGCTCCTCCGCATTCTGGATAAGCCGAGAACCCCCAGCCACTTTCCATTCCTCAAACGTTGGCGAAGCCGAATCATGTCTCTCGCGCCAAAAACCCCCCATCCAGCGCCTATATCGTATCGTCTCCGACGACAGCCGGCCACGAATCACGGAGCCAGGCCCGCCGTTGTAGGCGGCGGCAGCCAATTCCACCGAGGCTTGCCAATCGGGATCGTCAACCTTGCCGAAAGCCGCCATCTGCTGAGCGAGATAATAGGCTCCAAAGTCGATTGAGGTTGCCGGATCATAGAGATCGTACTTTTCTATGCCCCGCTCTGCTGCGATGCCCGCCCCGGTAGCCGGCATTACCTGCATGAGCGACGTTGCCCCACTCCGGCTGGTGGCATCGTCTCCGCCCCCTGACTCCACCAACATCACGATTGCCACAAGTTCGGGGTCAATGCCATGTGCCGTAGCCGCCCCCGTAATTTCAGGCAACCACCTTGTAACCGTCTCCGGCATCCACGGAATCGTGGATTCGCTAATACCGGTTGGCATACTAGCTGAATCGCTAACACCATTGGTGGTTGAATCGCCAACCGCGTCATCAATCGCAGGGGGTTTGTAGCCCAATTGGAGCGAGGCTAACGTTGAAGATTCAACAGCCGCCGCCGAGTTTTCCTGGATAATCACCTGCGCCCTAGCCACCTGGGGGACAACCACCGGCTTCAGCCACCACCCAAACGCCGTGCCAAGTGCGAAGATCGTAAAGGCTATCGTCGCCACGCGCTGCTCGTGGTGCCGACGAGCGGCTGCCCGCATTGCCGCGTAGCCACGCTCGACTCTGATTGTCTCGGTATCCTGATTCAAATTTCTCGCCCCTTTACGTTGATCGAGCGGGTGAATCTGTCCCATACTTGTACCCGCTCGTCCTCTTCGCTTTGGCCCCTCGGCACTAAGTCTACCATAACAACTATACGCTGTCAAGAGTTTCTCTTAGCCTCACACTCTCTCCTTGCCTATCCAATTCACCGGGAAGTGCGACCGAGAAGTGCCCCACGTAAGCCGTGTCGTGATGCCAGAGATAGGCCTCCGCCGCTCTCTTGTGGTTATATCCCTGCCCCGCCGACCATGCGTCCAGAGCCGCCAGGCTTGGCATGGTCCTAACCCTGACCCCCGCGTGCTCCTCGACGATCTCGCCTTTCCGATGAAGATGTCCTAAGTGCCACTCCCTCCATGTCGTTCCCGCCCAGTCTGCCGGAGTCTCCGACGCCATGATAAGCGGCAGATCTTGTGCCTTGCCTTTGTGCCCGTGCGTGAACCCCAGAAGTGTCGCTCCGTATCGAACGTACTTGCGTGGCTTTGGGCTCATGTCCACCGTCACCGACTGATCGTTCCTGTACCACGCCGACACTATCTCCCCCAGCGCCATGACCGTCTCTTCATCGTGGTTCCCCTGGATCATTACCACGTCAACCGGCGCAGCCATCCGTAGTGTGTCGATGGACTCTACTGCAATCATACGAATCATCCGCAGTAGCCTTGCCCGCCTCCCATCCACGTCAACGGACGTCCCCTTCTGCGTCATACCACCAGCCCCTTGGTTAGTCCGGTCGCTATGTGCCAGGTCGTTCCCCAACGGCAGTAGTATCCGCTCGAGAGAGAACGTCCACGCATGAGCCAGCAACGCTTTTACACTACGCCGTGCCAGATCACATGCTATATCTGAGTCATAATCTGCCCCTGTTTCCTCTCCCCATGCGTACATTCCAGAGTGCAAATCCATCAGGCAGACCTCTAGCATGTGCCGCTCGGAGAGGGCCGGCTTCTCATAGCGGAGTTGAGCGTAGACCGGTGCGTGCTGTTGCATGTCTTGCAACAGTTGGGCCACCGCCACCTTCAAGTTCACCAAAGCCTTCAACGGCCGCAGCCATGCCTTCACCTGAAATAGCGGCTCGTCCGGCTTCTGGTCCCACTTGTTGACGACGTACCGCTCGACCTCCCACGTACTCAGATCAACTTCGCAGGCCGTAAGGAGTTGGTCCAGCGTCATGATTGTCGCAGATCGGGGGGACTCCAGCACCATCGCGTCAGCATCGCTGCTGACGGTGAGTTGGCCGGTAGTCGAGGGTGGATTCTGGCCGACGGCAAGATCCGCGAGCTTCCCTGCCTTCCTTGCTCGCCTTATCTTGCTCTCAACGGCGCTCTTGGTCTTCCCAAGGCACTCACCAATCTCGGTATACGAGTAGCCCTGGGATTGTAGTGCCAGAATGTGAGAGAGTTCTTCGTCCATGCCGCACCTCCTCGGTGGTCCTCGGCCCCCGTGGTGGATTGGCTTATGGGCTTTCCTTCTTTCGGCGCGGTACACCAGCCGGAGCCACCTCCGCCAGCACCGCCCTCACCGCCTCGGTAATGACTCGCCTTTGGTCGATAGCCGCACGCTCGCGTTCAATCGGGCCAAGAGCCAACTGTAGATTCTGGAGCGCCAGCTTATTCGCTGTCGTCTCACACGCTAACGCGTCAATCTTCACCCCTATTCTCGTCTCAAGCGCTGTCAGGAGCGAGGTCACGTTGCCGTTACTCCGCCGGTTCCAGACCGTAACCAGTGTGTAGATCGTCAATACCGCCATTGACAATAGCGGCCCGCCATTCTCGAGTGCTCGTATGAAGACGGCTTCCATTACTCACCCCCTACCGGCGCAGAGCGTGACCGCATCCGCCTGGAGTACGGTGCTATCGGCCATGAGACAATCCTTTCGGCAACCCGGCCCATGTTGCAGTCTTCGCAGTAATAGGCGGCTCCACCTCGCATCACCATCCCGTCGCGCACTACCACGCGAACTCCCCACCCCCGCGGCAGCGGCTCGCACGCCAGCAGTATAGCCGTTTTTCCACAAACCGCACACCGATACTCGGCGGGAGTCAATGCCCGAATCTCATCAGCCGTAAGCTCGTTGCGCCCCCCGATGTCACCGATCACCCAAGACCTTCCTTGCGGCATCCATCGCGGGCTTGCCGATGATGCCGTACTGGTCAACCTCGAGGCCGTCGGTTGCGCGGAAAACCACACAGAGGGGCAAGGTCCGACATCGCATCAGGTAGTCGGCCACGAGCTTCGCCTGAGTCGCGGGGGTCCGCTCATGCCACTGATTCGACGGCCCGCTCGAAGCCCCTCCCTCCGATACCCATACGGGAAGTGTGAGGCCCCACAGCTTCATCCTCTTCCGCACGGCAGCCAGCTTGCCCTCCAACCCACCGGGCCACCGTCCCCAGTCGTCCGCATACGAGTGAACCGCAATTGCATCCATGCAGGGCCAGCACCGACTGCCGTACAATGTACGTAGTGCATCATCCAACCAGGTCAACGGTGCAGCGTAGGTCTCGTAAGCCAGCCCACCCATTACAACGAGAGCCTTGGGGTCTTCGGCTTTGATGGCTTGCCACGCAGCTATCAGTCGGGCAGAGTAACTTGCGGCGGATGCCTTGCAAAGATCGGGCTCGCTATCAATCTGGTATGCCCAGATGCGCCCTTTGTAGACGCGGGCTATCTCCCTCACCGCCACAGTATAGGCTGCAACCGATGCGGTCGAGCAGTCCACGTCAATCTTTCCTGCCCCCTGTACCCAGAACGTGAGGAGGACCCGCGTCCCATACCGTTCGGCGCGAGCCACCTCTCTGCCGATCCACGCGTGAGGCACCTCCGATCCCGACTGGATCACCCGCACTCGCGCCGTTCCAAATCCCGCAGCCGCAAGTGCTTGCCAATCGCTCTCCGCTTCCTGCCCCAAGAACTGCACCCCGGCCCACACCGCCGGGGCCAACGGTGGAGGAGTAACCGTTGGCCCCGGCATACCCGCAGCCGTGGGAATAATTGACGGAACCGCCTGGGGGGTCCATGTGGCGCATGTTTGACCAGGGGGTACCACTATAGCCACCCCCGCATCAAAATCGCTTAGGGCGCGCCTGGACGTGCCGGAAGCCACGCTAGAGCCCCATGCTAGCACGACAAGGGCGGCCAGGAATACTACCCGAGCAAACCACAAGCGGAAGGGGGTCATCCACCCGTCCCCAGTGCGAATCGGCTACCCATCTCCCGGCCGCCTTTCGGCCCCAGCAGACGCCAGCCCTCCCCGAATCTGTCGCGGGGTCCGATGCCAATGCCCAACTTTACCGTCGCACCACCCCCGCCTTGTGGGAGATCAATCGTCGCATCTACGATTTGCAGATCAACCTCGCGGTCCCAGCCATAGTAGTCGGCAGCCGTTACCAAATCACCCACCCCGTAGTGTGTGATGAACTCAAACCACGAGGCATCGCGCGGTGCTATCTCAATCCGCTGGTCGGGGTCTTTCCCCTTGGCTAGCAGGTCATCGGATTCGTACCCCCGCATCGCAACGGATGGGACCGCCCCACCAACCTCCATCTTGATCTCAGCTTCTTTGTTTCCGTAAGCCGCCACCGACGTGTTGTCAGTGCGCCATGTCCTGTTAGTGCCATCCACCAACAGCCATGTGTTGCGGATGGCAGTATAGTCCATAATCTCCTTCCAACTCTCCAGGGTGCCGAGGCTGGGCGTAAGAAGAAACCCACCCGTGATTGACTTGTCCGCCTTTTGATATGGATACACCAACCCGAAGGTCGCCGTCGCCGCCGCAAGAGATAGCGTCCACCGAAGGTTCCACTTCAAAGCAAACTCTTCCGCCCACTCAACCGCGTTCTGCCCCACCGAAACATCATAGGTGATTGTAGTGGGGTGAGCAGTCGTGTCCGCTTCTACCGCCACCACTATCCCCCCGAACTCGTCGCGCGTGGCCCTGGGATAGTTTGTTGGAATAATAGCCGTCGGTGTAACGAAGTTTGCCCTGAGATAGGCCCTCGCCACATTGTCGGCCTTGCCAGTATACGAATCGCTCACCGTCGTCCCAGATGCCATCACCAGGCGGCTGCGTAGGATCTCACTGAATAGCGCTTCCCCAGACAGCAGGAAGTAATCCCCCATCTCCGCAACCTGGCAACGCACTATCTGAAACGGTGCGGAGAAGTCGCGGAAGTAGCACGCCAAGAGGTACAAAGCTCCCGGCCCGGCGGGAGGAATAAGTATTCCGCTCTCTGCCAGGGCGGGGTCATTCCTACGCAGCGCCAATGTCATCAGGCCTGTCGGCTGTCGCCCGCGAGTTACCGATGCCGAGATCGGATCGAACACGGGCGACATGGCGCTCATGTCGTTATCCCAAATGACGAACTGGAGGTCAGCGCGGTCGATCATTAGATACTGCCGTGACAGGGCTGCCAGGAGACCGTCACCATACATGACGTTCCGCCAGTCTTGGCAACCGATAGGGAGTTCGCGCCCGGCTTGAGGAGCATCGAGCACTTCGCCAGGGACGAACCATTGAGCGCAAACACCGGCGCCCCGGTCCCACTCAGCCTATCCCCTGTCCACTGCTTGTCGGTGTAGCCCATGTCGATAGTGTCGCCGTTCACAAACCCAGCACTACTGACGCTGAACTCATCTCCAGTCGTAGTGTTCGAGAACACGAGCTTTGTGATTGTCCCGCTGACACTCCCCACCACGAACTTCGCCCCGCAGTAGACGCTTCCCGTGTTCGTAGCTGTGGCCGTGCCTGGTGTCCCGGTGATGGATGTGGTATCCACCGTCTCGGCGGTCAGAGTCCAGAAGAACGGGAAGCCACACCACACCTTCAGCGGATACCGGAGTACGCCGCCGTAGATCGTCTCGGGGTCGCCGCCCTTGGGGAAAGGCATTGCCGGAAGCTCCATCGCTTCACAGAGGAGCATGTTCGAGATCGTGGCCGCGTCGTCGTCAGCCGTTCGCGTGATCTTCATGTAGACCTGACCCGCATCGGGGCTCAGGAGCACTTGCAGCCGCCGCCATTCGGAGAACATGGCGTTCATCATTGCCTGTGTGCCAGGAGCCTGAGTGGTGGTCGTGGCGACGATGGCAAACTCCCGCTCGCAGCCGGTCGGATAACTCTCTACGTCTCTGGCAATCCCGGACCGGGTGGCACGCTGCTGCGTGCCGGCCCTGACCCATTCAACAGCCCCGCTGTCCTTGATCTCGAACGCGCGTACCCACTCGCCGACGGTCGCGTCAAGCTGCGTGCCACCCGTCCCAGCCGCTACGACCCCCCAGTACGCGCTCGGCGATACTAGACTCATGGTCCGTATGTCCCCGTCTGTGCGCCGCGAGTGGCTAGGCTCTTACCGAGATCATCTAGCAATCGCGTATCGTTAACCAGTACCTTCACCACCTTGGTGGCAATCTCTTGCCCATCCATCTCCGTGACTACCGTTGTGTCAAAGTACAACCCGCCGAAGTTGATTTCCGCGACGTTTGCCGTTGATGCGTATACCGTTAAGGTAGGCCCGCCCCCACCCTCGCCCGTACTGCCCAGGAACGCCCCGCCACTGCTCAATAAGAGGTCTGTTAGTCTCTTCCTGACATCCTCGATGTGTGAAAAGTCCAGTCCTGCGGCCGACGCCAAGACCGTCTCGGCCTGCGCACTCCACGATTTCAATGCAGCGAAGTAGTGCTCGAAGCCGAGGTCATTTGGCCCCCATTCTCCCAGCAAGTCGCTGATGTTTTTACGCCTACCCGCGACTTCCGTAGCAACCAAACCCGCCGCCGACGCGATTACCGTCATGGCCTGCGCACTCCACTTGCCCAGCGCCGCAAAGTAGTACTCGAAGCCGAGATCGTTCGGCTCATCGTCTGCAAGCAGCTTGCATATCCCCTTACGATTGCTCGCGACTTCCGTAGCAACCAAACCCGCCGCCGACGCGATTACCGTCATGGCCTGTTTGTTCCACGATTTCAGCGCCGCAAAGTAGTACTCGAAGCCCATCTCGGTGGGGTCTACTGGCCTGCTTCCACCCTTACCCATCTCGGTGGGGTCTACCGGCCTGCTCCCACCCTTGCCCATCTCGTTTGGCCCTGCCCCTGGCGGCGGGGGCAGCAACCCAGGAAGTAGCCTGGACTGCTTAACAAGGTCAATCAACTGCTCGCCAAGGTCAGTCACCAGGGCTATCAACTTATGGAATCCATTCTCCATCGGAACAAAGAATCCCAACTGAATCTTACCCGCCGCGTCCAAGGCGTCGTCAGCCACTTTGTCAAACGGCCCCTTCATTCCAGCCGCACCCCTCCCCGAAGCTGTATCTCCCTTGGGCCCCTTCTTCCCGTACCACTTCTCGTACCACTTATCGAACGTTCCCGTCCCCGCCAGGAACCCATATTTGCCAGCGAAGCCCTTGGACCTCTTCCACTTCCTCTGTGCGTCGGAGGAGTCCTCCCCACCCTCGTCTCCAGGCGGGGTGCCTGTGATGGCTGCCCACACCGGCTTCATGGCAATTGCAACCACGTGCGCAAAACGCTGGACCGCGGCGCCCATCACGGCCATCCCGCTCACCCACGCCTGCGAAGCCATCGTGGCCGAGGTAGCCCAGGCATCCCCGACCTCGAAGGCTCCCGTAGTCGCCACGGCCGCAGCTTGGCGCTGTGCCTCCTCGATTACTTGGCCCGCAGCCTTGCCAACATCTATCGACCGCTGAATCGCGTCAGCCATCATCTGGTCTATTTCGGCCTGAGTGTGGTCGAGCCTCGCCAACTCCAAGGCATACTCTTCTGTAATGGCTACCATTCTGGCCGTATGACGCCCGTCCTCTATCTCCCGCAGTGTAGCGATGCTTTCCTTCGTCTTGTTGAACTTCTCTTCCTCCGCGGCAACCAACGACGCAATTCGAGTTGTCTCGGCATCGTAACGAGCTGTTTCGGCTACGTTGCGGTCTTCAATCGCTTTTAGAAGATCCTCGGATTGGTCGGTGGCCAACTTCAATAAGTACTCTTCCTGGTTGATCCGTTGCTGCACCACTAGGATCTCGGCGTTCTTTCCATCAATAATTGCCTGCTGAGCGTTGACTTGATTCTCCATGTCCTTCGAGAGCTTGGCGAAGATTTCCCGCACCACATCAGCCTTCTGGCTATATCCCGCAAGTAGCAGCTCGGCAGCGCGCGCCAGGTCGCCGGTCAATAAGTCCTTGCCGGCCTCAAGCATCTGCTTCTGCCCCTCCGTCGTCAGAGCTATCCGCTCCTTCTCCTTCTCCATCGCCTTCTGGCGGTCCTCTCCACCAAACACTACCAGCGTGTCTGTGACCGCCTTGATCGCATCCAGTTGCGCCTTCAATCCATCGAGCAGAGCCGTCTCTCGCGGGATGTCCAAATCAATGGTCAGCGTATCGAGCCCCAACTTGAGGTCGTCTATACGCTCCTTCCAGTCATCGAGGTAGCCCTTGATGGCATCCCCCTCGTCGGTGATCGCCTTCATCGCCGCGTCGTGTCGAATCTTCTCCCGTGTGGTCAGAAAGGTGGTGTACTCAACCACCTTCTTATGGCGAGCCTCTTCTGCCTTGGCAAGCGAATCTATACCTTCCTTGGCCTTGTTCGCAACGTCTGTCTCCCACCTCTCGGCTTCCTTCTGGCGCGCAGCGATGTTCGCCTTCTGCTCCGCCATCGCGGCTTGCCAGACGGCATACATCGCCATCAATGCCTTGCCCTCATCATCGAAGTAGCCCATCATGAGGTCGTGCCGTTGCTGCTCGGCATCCATCTGCTCAACAACCTTGGCCTTCGCCTCATCGCTCTTTAGCTCGTTTGCCTCGATTGCCATGTTCGCCATGCGGCGGCGGAAACGATCCTCCTCGGCTATCTTCTGCTCCTCAACCCACTCTTGGTATACGGCCATTTTCTCTTCGACGCCACGGGCGTCGCCGAAGTCGAGTTGCGGAACCGTCAGGTTGGCATCTATCAAGTCCCACTCGCTCTGTAACTTCGCGCCTATCATCTCGGCTGTTCGCTGGATGGCCTGCACCATGTCAGCGGGGAGATCCCCGGTCGGCAGAAACTCGGCCTTCAGCAACTCTAGCTCTAGCCTCTTAAGAGCAGCATCAAAGTTCTGAACCATCCCCTCGCCCAGAGCATCCCCAATCTTCTCCCCTTTGTCTTTCGCAACCTTCTCAGCTTTTTCTGCGCCATCCGTCAAGCCGCTTATATCAATCTCGGGAAGCTCAATCTCTCCCGTACTTTCGAGCTCATCCATTGCGCCCTTCGCCTTGTTGAACGCCGCCTCCAGCCCCGCCGCCGCCTCATCCAGCCCCGCCGCAATATCGTCCAACCCTCCAATAATGGCGTTGCCTATATTCTGAACCCCCACGCCGATATAAGCGCGCATCTTCTCTGGGAGCGCCTGGAAAAAACCGTTAAGCAAGACCAAAATAGCGTGGACTGCCCGGCGAGTAAGCTCAATCAACTTCCGCATCCCTATCGCCCAGCCGCGTAGAATCGCGACGGTCCCTCGCATCATGGCATCTACCCAGGAGGAGGTGCCCGATTCCATTGTCCCAAAAACCGTCCGCAACATCCACTTGATTATGTTCCAAACAATGTAGGCAAAGTTCTTGAGTATCTTCCAAATGATCTTCACGGGAATCATAAAGAGCGTTACCCAAGCACCTATAATCAGCCGCATGTTGCGGGTCTTTGCGTCCAACCACAGGACCACGAATGTAAACCAATTGCAGAACTTCAGCAATATCGCCACCACCCCGTCGAGTAAGTACTTCTTGGAGTCGGACCACACCTTCTGGAACAGGCTTCCAACCGGTTGCAGAGAAACGGCGATCTTGTTCTTCGCCTCCTGCACCCGTTGGCCAAAAGTCAACGTCGATTCCGCCGTCTTGGCGATCTGGCCGTCCGCATTTTTCAGTGCGGCTGTGTAGTCATCAATCTCGAAGCGTCCCTCGATAATCGCGGCTGCCATATCGGGGCCTGCTTGCGCTCCAAAAACCTTACCCGCCAGGGTGGTGGCCTCATAAGAGAAGCCCATCTCTTTGATCTTGGCGATAACCGTAGCCATCGCTTCCTCGGCCGGCAAGCCCGCCTTGGCGTAGGCGGTCAACGAGATCCTGAGCGACCCCATCACCAACTCGGTGTTGACGCCCTCGTTCTCGAACCTGGCCAGAAGGGCTGTCGCCGTCTCAAACGAGAACCCCAGTTGCCGCATGGGACCACCATACTGGGTTACGAGTTGTGTCATCCTCTCCATCTCAATGCCGGACTGCTGCTGAATGGCAAAGAATCTGTCTAGCGCGCCAGACTGGGCCTCTGTCGCAATGCTCCAGTCCCCAAAAGCCCTGGTTAGTGAGGCAACACTAACTGTAACGCCCATCTGCTCAAGTTGCATCAATTGGGTAGTCAGTGCCCGAAGAGGCTCCCCCGTAATGTCCAGCCTCTGATGCAAAGCCGAAACCGCTTCCGCCACCCTCCCCAGCGGAACCGTGGCCTCTGCCCCTACCGCCAAGAAATCCGCCTTCAGCTCCTCCAGTTTCGGCCCAACCTCACCGGTCTTCTGAGCTATGATCCGAAACTGCTTCTCGAACTGCTGCCCCACCTTGATTAGCGCCACCGACACGGCCGCCAAGGCAATCACGAAGAGGCCAACCCCTACTGTTGTTGCACTAAGCCCCCCGACAAACTTTATGAGCATACTCAAAAAACCGCCACCAGCCCCCTTGGCTAGCCACAGCCCCGTGGTTACTGCCCCCGTTCCTTCCGAGAGATTGCCTAACTGAGTCCCCGCCATCTTCGCGGCGTCACCCATTGCGCCTAAAGCAATCCCCGTTGCTCTCGCAGCATTCGACGTTTGGGGCAACTTTTTCTCCAGCTTGTAAAACTGGTTCGCAAGCTGGCCGAAACCAACAGCGGTTTTGCCAGCCAGTTCACTTGAGGATCTCAGCGCAGTCCCTACTGCCCCTGCGTTAGCGGAGAGGCCCTGCAAAGCCTTGCCTGCCGTACCAGCCGCCCCAGCAAGCCCCAAGACGACACCCCGGAAAAAACCAGCCTTAGCGGTTGCCCCACTCCACACCGAGCCAAAAACTGACGCTTGGCTACTCAGGTGCCCCAATGCCTTGCCTAGCCCCGAGAGCCCCCCCCCAACTCCTCCAACCTTTACCGCAAACTCTCCGAACTTCTTGGCTGCATTCTCTATGCCCAGGGTTTTGAAAACGGTCCCCACGGCCCCGGCGTTTGCGGAGACGCCCTGAAAAGCCTTGCTCACTCCCCCGACCATCCCGGCAAGACTCGTTAGGGCGCCTCGGAACACCCCCGCTTTTTGAGTAGCCACGCTCCAGACCCCACCAAAAATCGTCGCCTGGCTACCTAAGTGCTCCAACGCCTTGCTTAGCGTCGAGAAGATCGTCCCGAGCCCCCCGACCCTCACCGACACCTCGCCGAATTTCTTGGCGGTGTCCTGTGCCCCGTTCCCCGCTTTATACATCGCCATCATTGCGTTGATCGAGTGATCTGAAATCGACCGCAATCCAGCCACCAGCGGGGTGGAAAACTTGGCAAGGTTCGCACTCGCCATTGTCTTTAGGGTTGCTACGAAGCCCTTTACTTTGGCTGACACCTTATCGAAGGCATCGGAAATCCGCTCGATTCCCACCGAGCCCTCATCACTAGCCAAAGCTTTCTTCATCGACTTGATGGTTATAGACATCGTTGTAATGTCAGTGTTGACTTGCTTGATCTCCCCCTTCAGGGGGGTTATCGAAGCCTTCGTACCATCTATCCCCTTCCCCAACCCCAAGGCTGATGCCGCCGCCCCCGTGAATCCGCTCTTCAACCCCCCCAACCCACTCGACAGCGACACCACCTGGTCTTTTAGTTTCCCGCCTGCGGCCACCGCCTTATCAAAAGCGTCGGCTATCTTCTCGACCCCCACCTCGCCTTTAGTCGCCTTTAGCGCTTGTGACACCCCCGCAATACGATCCCGTAACCCCGCAGCAGAGGAAGCCGCACCGTTGAACCCCATCGCAATGCCCTGTGCTGCTTTCCCCAGCCCCAGCATTGACTTGAGTGCTGTCCCCGCACCTTGGATGGATATGGCAAGGCTCGCAAACAACCCCCTCATCTTTTCCCCGAACACCCCCTGAAGGCTTGCGCCAAGCGATGTAATGACAGGGCCAAAAGTAGCAAATTGCTTCCCTACATCGGCTATCAAGGGGCCGGCTCCCCCGGCTGCCTTTATGGCAGCGGAGAAGCTAATTAGGCTATTCGCAAGCATAACCACCCTGCTGACGAATCCAACAGCACCTGACGTTGCCTTGAGAAAACCTGCGCCCAGGTGCACCACTCCCATCGCAAGACCCGTGACCACTAAGGTGC